AAGATGAGATTGCAATGCTAAGTGTTAGATGGGTTTGTTATACTGACAATGATACCTTATATGGGTCAGTACCATTCACAACCGACAACAACACAATACCAGAGGTTGATTTTGAAGTGCCAGTTTTTAATGGGTTAATAGCACCAACAGAATTAATATTTTTCGTTGACCAAGGATGGTTGCAAATTAAGTAGGATGATTAATAAAGTATATAATGAACCTTGCCTTGATACTTTAAAACGTATGGCTGACAAATCAATAGATTGTGTTATAACATCACCTCCATATTGGCAGCTAAGAGATTATGGTTATGATGGACAGTGGGGTTTAGAACCAACATTCCAAGAATATCTTGAACATCTTTGGCAACTAATGGATGAGATTTATAGAGTTTTAAAAGATGAAGGAACTTGTTTTATAAATCTTGGGGATTCTTATAATAATTCTGGATGGGCTGGTGATAGAAAAGATAAATATAATGACCAACCTATTGTAGCTTCTGGTACTAAGGCTGGTAGAGGTGGGCAGAAAGGTTATCCAAATAAATGTTTAGTATTATTGCCACATCGTTTTGCCATAGGTTGTATAGATAGAGGATGGATATTGCGTAATGATATAATTTGGGCTAAACGCAATGGAATGCCAGAACCTGTAACAGATAGGTTTACCAAGAAGCACGAATATATTTTTTTTATGGTTAAGTCTGAAAAATATTATTTTAATTTGGATGAAATAAGAGATAAGCATAAACATTCAAATGATAAAAGAAATGATGGCAAAAGACACGAATATAAACAAGATGTAAAAAGCCAAAATTGTGATGAAATAGGAGCTAATGCAGTATCATTTAACCCATTAGGCAAAAATCCTGGCTCAGTTTCCGATTTTTGGGATGTAACTACAAAGAGCAGTTCTGACCAACATTTTGCATCTTATAATACTGATTTGATAAAAAAGCCTATTTTAGCTGGTTGTCCAGAAGGAGGTGTAATATATGACCCATTTATGGGAACTGGCACAACTGCAATAGCTGCACTTCGTTCAAATAGAAATTTTATAGGAAGCGAAATGAGTACAGAGTATATAAAAATTTGCGAGAATAATATAAAACCATACTTACAACAAATTAAACTATTTTAAATGAAAGAATCACAACTCCAAACACAGATTAAGAACCGCCTAACCAAACACGGATGGTTGGTGGTGAAGATTATCAGCTCATCAATGAATGGCATCCCTGACCTTATGTGCATTCGAAAAGGTGTGGTGATATTTTTAGAGGTCAAGACCGATGTCGGTGTCGTAGCACCACTACAAGAGTATGTAATGAAGGTGCTTAATAGCCATCAGGTACATAGTAGAGTAGTCATGTCAGTAGAAGATGTAGATGTATATTGTCATAAAACATATTAATAAATGCACACTAAATACTTAGACTTTGGAGTTAATGTTATTGCGGTTAATGATAAGAAACAAGCCATCTTCCCTTGGAAGGAATATCAAAGCCGAGCAATAACGAAAGATGAATTAGAGAAGCAAATGGCTGACCCACGAGCCAAAGGCATCGCAGTAATTTGCGGAGCGGTTAGTGGTGGGCTTGAAGTAATTGATATAGATACAAAGTATGAAACGTTTCCACTTTGGGAACAGATTAAGAACAAGATACCCCAAGATATTTTCGCAAAGCTGCACATTGTACAAACCAAGAGCAATGGCTATCATCTATATTATAAATGCGAAGAGATAGAAGGCAACCAGAAGTTAGCACAAAGGCTGCCGACAAATGAGGAGTTGAAGTCATCCCCACAAATAAAGACCTATTGTATCATCGAGACAAGAGGTGAGGCTGGGTATGTGGTTGCGCCACCATCAGAAGGCTATACTATCGTTCAGAAAGGTATTAATATTATTACCATTGAAGAGAGGTCAACTTTGTTTGAAGTGATGCGATCATTCAATGAAATAATTGAGGAGCAGATTATCGAAGCGCATCAGCGACCAAGCACGAAGGATTATGGGGTATCTCCATTTGAAGATTATAATAAGCGAGGGGATGTGTCGGCACTATTGCAATCCCACGGATGGACAATAGTGAAGGAGAATAGTGAGAGGGTGTATTACTTACGACCAGGTAGCAAAGCAGAGCATAGTGGATCGTATAATAAGGCTCTTGGATTATTTAGTGTATTCTCAGTCAACACACCATTTACTCCTCAGAAGGGTTATAGACCCGCTATTGTTTACGCTATACTTGAACACAATGCAGACTACAAAAAAGCAGCTAAAGCCCTCCTCGAGCAAGGCTACGGCGAAAAAAAAACCTCAGACCGACTCGAACGAACTCTTTTTAATAAAAAGCAAAATGGAGCTACTAAGGACGAATTGGTATCGCTCCTCGTCCAGTCCCATCGGAAATCTGTCTCGGATGCAACGGAAATGGTAGATAACCTTGAGCAAAGGTGGGGTGAGCAGATATGCACGTTTTGGGATGTGTCAGAGCAAGATAGGCTTACCATCAATAGATACAAGCTGCAAGTGTTTCTCACCACAGTAGGAGGCTTTAGGCTTTATTTTTACGACCAAAATAGCACCATTTATCGACTTATAAGGATAAAGGATGGTTTTGTAGAAGAGTCCTCCACAGAGCAGATAAAGAGGTTTATAAAGGATTATATTGATAGGCTACCAGATAGCTTTGATGGAGGCATAACCCCTCAGGATCTACTTGAACACATCTATCGTGGTGCATCAGCTTTATTTTCTGATGCGTTCTTTGAGTTTTTTGATAGGGCAGATATAAATTTTCTGCAAGACGCACAAGATACTTCCTACTTCCCCTTTAAAAATGGTGTGGTATGTGTGAGTAAAAATAAGATAGAACTCAAGACGTATGGTGAATTAAACAAATTTGTTTGGAAAACACAAATCATCGACCACCATATTTATGTTGATGATGGGTCTATTAAATTGGAAGAAATTGAATATTATAAATTTTTGCACTATATCAGCGGTGAAGAGTCAGAGAGGCTTATGTATGCCATCACGCTGATTGGTTATCTTCTTCATACCTATAAAGACCCCTCACGCCCGTTCTCGGTTATTCTTGCCGAAGAGACTGAGAATGAGGCTAACGGAGGAGGCACTGGTAAGGGCATATTCGTAAAAGCTCTTGGGCATTTGTCAAACTTGGTTCGTGTAGATGGTAAGAACTTTAAAGTAGATAAGAACTTTGCGTTTCAGAGGGTAGATCTTGATACAAGGATTTTAGCTATTGAAGATACTCGTAGAAACGTGGATTTTGAGGGTTTTTACTCGATTATAACTGAAGGTATTACCGTAGAAAAGAAAAATAAGGATGAGCTTTTTATCCCATATAAGGATAGTCCTAAGGTGATGTTTACTACCAATTATACCATTCCTAATATGGGCAACCACGCTAAGAGGAGGCAGAAGGTTTTTGAATTTTCGCCATACTTCGGAGCTGGTAAGACCCCTGAAGATGTGTTTGGACATAAATTATTTGAAGATTGGGATAAGGATGAGTGGAATAGGTTTTTTAATTTGATGTTCAACTGCGTTCAAATCTACCTTGAAAGTGGGGTTTTGGCAGTCGAAAATTCGGATAAATTGTTACGCAAACAAGTCCGTGTCCAGTTCTCGGAGGAGTTTTTAGAGTACTTTTTGGGGGTCATTGAAGAGAAGGGAGTGTGGATAAGTAAGGAGCAAATGTATAATGATTTTCTAAATATGACTGGTTTTGAGAAGAAAGAATACTCGATGAAAAGGTTTTCAAAGGCGATTGACGAATCGTGTACTATTTTAAAAATCGTGTACCAAAGTACGCGATCCAAGGCTCATAACAACAAAAAATGTGTGAAGTTTGTAGAGACTGATTTGGTAGAACAAGTATTATGATACAAAAATCACTTTTGGGTACACGATTTTGGTCTTGGGTACACGATTGGTACACGATTAGTACACGATTAAAGTGCTGATAATCAGTCCGGTACACGATTTACACGATTTTTCTATGTTTTTTCTATGCCCACCTTTTTTTTGGCAAAAAAATATAGGAGTGGGTGGAGTAAGGAAAATGGTGAAAATCGTGTTATCGTGTACCAAGATAATTTTAATTATCTTGTTTTCACTCTAAGTGTGTAACTTATGTTAATAGTTTTTTGTTATCTTTATATTGATAGTTATCAACATTATAAATTATTTTAAAAAGTATATATATGGTGAATTTAAGTAATGTAATGGAAGCGGTAGTTGAGGTAAGTGGTGTACCATCTTATCAGGTTATTGGGAAGAGTAGAATGAGAGAGATTGCAATGGCGAGGCATTTGTTTTGCTATATGGCTCGATTGCATACCAATGCTTCACTTTTGGCTATTGGGGAGTTTTTGTCGGGAAGGGACCACGCAACGGTGATGAACTCGGTCAAGGTATCAAATGATATGATCGACACCGATTACGGGGTTTTTGTCGATATGGTTAATGAATGCTCGAACCATATTACCAAGAACTGGAAACAAGATTTCACTTTTAGCGTAACTATACCTTACGGGGTAGAATTTACAAAAGTTAAGCAAGCACTGGAAGTTTTTGGGGTGGAGATAAAGTAAAAGATTTTTGGCAGATTTTTGGTACACCTTAAGGAGTTTTTGTTGGGGTTTTTGGCGGGAGTTTTTGTTGGGGTTTTTGTTGCATAGGGTTTTTGGCTGTGTTCAGTTCCTTCACACAGGTTTTTGGCAGTACCTAAATGCACTTAAGTAAGTACAAATAGGTATGCCATACCTTTGCAACATATTGCGAAAATATATCAATTGAATTTAACGCTATTTACAGCCGTTTTACGGGCTTTTATTACGTGGTGAATAGTTAGGTATCATTTTACTAATTTAGTGGCTTAAAATGGCTTTAAATTGCGTTTAATTTTGTTTGCTTGATACTTCAAGCCAAAATACAACGCAAAAGGCGGGGAAAGGCATTTTTGATCTTTCCGCCATTGTTAAGCGTTGATACTCTTCTAATAAAGCGTGGTAATACTCACAAATGAACTGATAAAGTTCTTTGCCGAATTGTTCTTTTTTCATTAGTGTAAATTTATGGTTAAGATAAAACCCGTTAAAATGAATTAACGGGCTTTATTTCGGCTAATATCAAGCCTCATCAGTTAACCTATCTTGATTGGCATAATTACGCCAATACCTTTTGTAAATTCATCAGGTGCAGTATGCTCAACCAATATTGCCCTATTTTGCCCAAAAAAAGACAATTTAAATGTCCTCATTTTATCTTCCAATGCTTCGGTTAATCTTGCAAATAAATCAGGGTTAAAGCCAATTTGAGTAATATTTTCAGGCATAACGTCCGAAGCATACAAAACACGTTCACAATCTGGGAACTTTCCTACCTTATATTCAAAATCTTGTTCGGTATAAAATTGACAAATACCTAAAACGTTCATTTTTTTATCAAAAGCCATTAACATCCCAGATTGACTGAAATCTGAAATTTCCCTAAAATAAGTTGCTTGATACATTTTTTGAGCTTTCCATTGTTTACCCTCAATGTAAAATTTTTTATCAGTAGGGAAAAACTCAGTACCGAAAATTTCATTTTGTGGGATCTTCGCCAAAATGTGTGCATCAGTGCCATATACAAAGCCGTTTGAAATTTCAAGATACTGCATTGCTGGGCGTAAATTGTCTGGAGTTGCGCAAAGTGTGTGGATCTTTTTCATTTTTGTGTTTTTTAGTGTGTGTTTATTAATTTATTAAATAGTTTGTAAATAACTTCCATTTATTTCATTTTCTTCTCTATAAAAAGAAGCAACATTGTCAAAACTTTTATCTATCCAATTATCTACTTCTTTTTCCGAATTAGTGTCTTTTATTTTATAAGCTATGACAGTGTAAATACTTTCGTGGTCTAATTTCCAAAGTGAATATTTCATTTTGTGTGTTTTAGTGTGTTTAAAATTGATATTTAAATTCAAATTCCCTTATTGTTTTAATTTGCTTATCAGGTGAGGTTAATATATCTTTGTAAACCTTATAACCCGCTTCAGTATATGCCCTTTGTTGTGTGCAAGATCCACCCAAACGGCGGAAAAAAGACGCAGAATTTATTATGTTATTATAGTGCGTTTCTGTTATTGTTTCCGTTTCTGTTTCTGTTAATTGGTAGGCGTTTTTAGTGCCTAACTTTTTTACAAAATATTGTTTTTTCATTGTTATTTGTAGCATAAAATAAAGTATTTAAATGTTTTCGATTATGTTAACGAGTTTAAGAGCGGCAATAAAGCCAAGCCAAAACAAAACGGCTTTTAATGTGTCTTTTTTAATCTTCATATTATATTAGTTTATTGAGTCAACCTCAAATGATATTGCTTCTTCATATGTGTCAAAAAAGTATTCGTTGCCCGTATCAAAGTTGGTTACTAAATATTCAACATCATTGCCCATCATTGAGCAAATGGTAACGCCGTTTTCAAGTGCTATGTAAACAATCCCTGAATTTTCATTGAACCCAATCCCGTCGTCCATTATACAATCATTAACGCAATGATCGGCATAAGCCTGAAATACTTTTGCAAGTCCTTGAGCTTCACAATAAGCAGGTCCGTAAAATTCTGAAATGCCATTAATTTGTAGTGTTCTGTTTTTCATTTGTGTTGTTTTTAAAGTTGATTAAATTAAATTCCAATTAATAAGGGTAACCAATGCAATGATTGAGTAAAAGGCAACGGTAACTAAAAGTGCTTTTTTCATGTGTTGAGTTTTAGTGTTTAGTTGAATAAATAAATAAGGATAATAACCAAAACAGTTGTTGTAATTACCGAAAGTGGAATCATTAATTCATTTAGTGCTTTTTTCATTTTGTTTTGTTTTAATTGTTTAGACAAATATAAGGCGATAAGTTAATACTATCCAAATTTATTTTAACTTTTTTTATATATTTCTTTAATTAATCTCTAATTAGTTAGTTTTCAACATAATATTGATAAATATTATAACCAATTAATTTGGTTAATTAGTAATTTTATGGTAATTGATGAACAAGAAAGGCTTTTATATCAGTAAGCAAAGAAAGGGCGAAATTGTGTTAAACATATTCGCTGCTGATTTTAAAGCCTATTTAGATCAAGTGAACCATGTTAATGGCTGGGTGAAATTCAGAATATATGAAAGGGAAAAACCCGCTGCAAATGGATTAACCCACAACATGGAGTTGATTGAATTTACCAATAAGACTGAAACAATAGATTAAACAGTAGTTGTATATGCAAGAGGAAAGCAAACAAGATAAGCCGAAATACAAATGGGGCGGAAAGCGTCCTAACCAAACTGGTCGCCCCAAACGTATGGACGAACAGGCCATAATTGAGAAACTTACACCAATGGCGGAAACGGCTTTTAAGGTACTTGAACAGAAGATACTTGAGGGGGATATGGTTGCCATTAAGCTATATATGTCGTATTTTATTGGCCTACCAACACAGAAAATAGAAAACAAGATCGAGGGCCAATTAAACAGCGTGAAGATAGATGTTGTCAAGCCACAAATAGTAAAAGAAGAAGTAATGTGTAACTAACTGAATATGAATAGATTAACGCCCTATTTATCATAATATACCTTATAAGGGGTTTTTTATGACAATGTGGCAAAGGTTGACGGGATAGGGGCGGGATACGATGAGGAGGTACATAAGAAAACGAAACCGGACCGAGGTGGGGTAAGTTAACAAATTTGGTAGCAACTTTTTAGACCATCTAACTTTTGATATATACGATGACACCCTTTTATACCCTACTTTTCAAACTGATAAACTAATACTAAAATTTTAATTTTTCTATATATTATATACTAAGGCATAACACAATCTTTTTATGGACGCAACACTTAAAACTAACAAGATATTTGAGATACTCACGGAGTCTGATAAGAGGATAACGGTAATGCAAGGAGGTTCTCGTAGTGGTAAGACTTATAACATACTTATTTGGTTCATTGTAAAATTGTTACAAGAGAACGGAAAGACCTTAACGATTGTGAGGCAATCGCTTCCGAGTATTAAGGGAACTGTTCTACGTGATTTTATAGATATACTTTCCCGTCTTGGTATTTATAGTGAGGATAATCACAACAAGACGGACCAGATTTATTCTTTGAATGGCAATATAGTGGAGTTTGTATCGGCAGATCAACCTCAGAAGATTCGTGGTCGTGCGAGGCAGTATTTATTCTGCAATGAGGCGAACGAATTGACGTATGAGGCTTGGATGCAGTTGATTATGAGAACTGAGGGTAAGATAGTGATTGACTATAACCCTTCTGACTTATCATCTTGGATTTACGATTCAGTTATTCCAAGAGACGATGCAGATTTTCATATTACAACTTTTCGTGATAACCCATTCCTCCCAGCGGAGTTGATAACCGAGTTGGAAAGATTGAAAGATGCAGACCCAAACTATTGGACCATCTATGGATTGGGAGAGAGGGGACTGAGTCAAGACTTGATATACTCGCATTGGAAAACAACGGAGCAGATGCCTGAGGATGGAGAGGTGGTGTACGGATTGGACTTTGGGTTTAACGTGCCTACTGCATTGGTGAAGATTGTGTTCCACGAAGATGCTGCATATTGTCAGGAATTGATATATGAGCCAAAGATGACAACTGATGATGTGGTAGAGAGATTAAAGACATTAGGCATAGAAAAGTGGGATGATTTGTATTGTGATGCAGCAGAACCGAAAACGATAGAGAGTATAGTGAGGGGAGGGTTCAATGCCAAACCGGCTAACAAGGATGTGACGGAGGGAATAAAGACGGTAAAAGCTACACCATTGTTTATTCACCAAGATAGTGTAAATTTGTTAAAGGAAATAAAAAACTATCGTTGGAAAACGGACCGCAATGGAAACAAACTTGATGCTCCCGTGAAGTTTAATGACCATATTCTTGATG